AACATGGATAGATCGCAAAACTACCGAAGATTCGGTAACAAATACCATATCGGTATTCACGCAATAGTATTATTGTGGTGTGGTTCTGCTTACGCTCAATCAGCACCATCTAATACGAACATTGCTGGACCCTCAGCATCTGCTACTGGAAACGTCACCAACCAGGCAGTACAGGTGCTACAGGGTCCCTTTGCCGTGAATACCTATGGCGGTGGTGTTTCTTGTCAAGGACCAACCCTCAACCTCCAGACGTTTGGATACAACAGCTTATCCAACAATAGTGACCCAACATCATATCAACAGAATTCCATCAACGCAGGGGTCTCTGCTGGATTCTCTGTTCCCCTTGATGGTTCATTTCAGGAACTTTGTAAGGCAAGAGTTCGCACTGAAATCACAAGGCAGCAAGCAGAAGCAGATAAGGCACGTCTTGACTTTGAGTTGGTCAGGTTACTGAAATGTGGTGAAGCAATGAAGAACGGAATCAGTTTTCACCCAGAAAGTCCCTACGCAAAAATATGTGCTGATGTTGTTGTAAAGTATCCAAGAGTTCAGGATGTAGCAAATGGAAATCAGACCAATTCAAATAAGAAGTGAACCACCACCTATCATTCCAACGATAGAACCTCCTGTAACTCGTAGGGCAGAACCCTCTATAATACCTCAAATTGATATGCCCATCATTCATATGCCTGATACGACCATCAAGTATCCAGTGATTGATGTTCCAACTCAAGAAGAGTTTGATGCTGCAGTCAGAGCAGAGCAGAAGAAACAGCAGGAAGAGAAAGAAGAAAAGACCAGGGGACTTCCTGATGCTACCCCTGCTCCTCAACTGCCTCCAGTTGTTCAAAATTCACAGGATAATCGGATTATTTCCGATGATGCCCCCACAAACACGAATAATTTAGGAGTGCCCGTCATTGAAGTACCAATCGTCGGAGAAGTTCCCATCCCACCTAAAGAGCAGGTTATTCTTGCTGGCACCACTGCTACTGCTTCTGTTGCTGCGGCTCTTGTTGGCAAATCTTTGGTGGAATGGATGGTAGGTAAAATGAAACCTATTGTTCAGCAAATATTTGTAAGGGGTAAAAAACTTTTGAGCAGAGACCTTACCCCTTATGAGACACAAATATTATTTGCCTTTGAGAAAACTGCTTCACTCAAGAAAGTCAATAAGTTATTAAAGAAAGAACAGAAGAAACAAAAGCAAGAACAATATAAGAAGTTTCACTCAAAGTGATTACTTCTTACGCTTCGCATCCAGTTCAGCAAAGTTCTTGACCTTTGTGCCACCATCATATTCCCACGCATAACCTTCAGTAATCATCTGGTTGTTCAGTGAAGTCTCTTCACCATTGATGAACAGATGACCGATAATACGACCATACTTCTCTGTGGAGTCTGGAAGTTCGGTCTTGATCAGAATATCTTTTGCGTTCTCACAACGCTTCTTCAACCATTCTTTTGATTCGAGTCCGTACTTCTTCTCGTTCGCATCAGCGGTGCGACTCTCAGGAGTATCCACACCAGCGAGGCGAATGCGTTTAGTGAGACTAATGTCAAACCCCAAATCAATATCAGCATCAATGGTATCTCCATCGACTACCTTATGGATTGAGCGAATACGATATATGTATGGGTCTTTATTATCCATCAGAAAGGAAACTTAATACTCCCCTTATTTAGAGACCCCAGTTCCAAAACACCACCCTTAATACCAGGAATAGGTAGATTCTCAAATGCTTTGTTGACCTGTTTCTCTACAACAGCACCAACAAACTCTTCTGGATTATCAAGTATCTTCTGTGCTTTCTGGTAAGTCACATAAGCACCATAACAAAGTGCTCCACTAATCGCCAGACTCGTCGCTGACAGAATGATTGCTAGGTTCTTCATCTTCCATCTCCTCAAATGCTAATTTCATTATTGAGTAAATTATATATGCCGTAAAGGCAAGTCCGCAAGATAATATAATCACCACGCCCCAAGGAAATACATCCATCAGAACTTACCTTCTACACAATAGTCTGCTTTCTTATTTGGTGTGTATTCTTTATGACCCTCCTGTGGTTTCATCCACCCACACCCAATCAACCATTCCATTGTCATTGGTGTAGGACGAACTTGTTCCCAGAGTGGTCCTTTAGAACACATTTCTAGATGTTTCACAGTCTGTCCTGACTGTTCTTCTGCCCAGTTCGCATCTGCTTCCCAAGGTATAGCACGACTCATTCCCATTGATTCATAAGAAAGTCTTGTAGTCTTCATTACCCAAGATGGAATCTCAGAATCTTGATGTACTTGAGCCATAAATGAAGTCTTGATTCCACCAGCCATACAGTCCTGAACGACGTGCCATCCTTCGTGCCTCATCGTTCCCAGAAACTCTCTTGGGTCTTTTAAGAGTTCCTCATTGATAAAGAAACGATTGTAGTCTGGTTTATAAAGTCCTACTGTTCTTGGAGTAAAGTATCTGCTTGGGGCAAGATAGACAGGAACGTTGACTTTGTTAAGTGCTCTGAGAATACTTTTAATTTCTTCTCTGAATGGATCAAATTCTTTTACAAAGAGTGCTGTTGATTCTGGTGTGAGTTGTTCGACTCCTTCAGTGCATTCTCGGAGTATCATACAACCCATTGCTGCTAGACTGTATGCTTTGACTGTTGGTTGCTTCTTTTCTATTGAATTAGCAAATACGGGAGATGCTAAAGTTAGTGATAGACCAAATGCAGCGAGGAGGTTTTTCATTCTTTACCCTCTTGTTTATGTATCCAGACCTTCAAATCTTTTACATAATTTCTTAATATTTCTGCTTGTGATAAGTGCCAGTCATCTCCCGTTTTAACGTATGCCTTGATGTGTTCATCGACAGCATCAAGGCATTTTTTAATTACAGGATTCCAAGGTTCTCGAATTGGAGTATTCCATTCGCGTGGCATAATACCTCAAAGTTCACTTTTTCTTACCACCATTCTTTGCTTTTTTAGCCGTAGCATTACCTTGATTCTGCTTGGAGTTTTTTTGACCCCCAGTAGAACCTTTCTTGCCTTTATTTGGTGACTTGGACATTATGCTCCTGTGCGTGGTTGGACGAATCCTTCCTCTAGAGCCTCAACTCTCTCTTCAAGACTTGCAGCAGGTACTTCAGAAACTGGTGCAGGTGGTTCAGGTGGAGCTTCTACTACTTCTTCTCTGCGTGGTTCCTCTTTCTTTTCATCTTCATCTCCACCTTTTTTCATTGTATTAATTCCAAAGGTAGCAGCAGAAGCAGTAAAGACGGTAGCAATAAAAGTAGGATCCATTTTGGATAGCATACCTGCATAACTAGCAGTCAAAAGAGCGGCAGACCAACTCAAAATAGAAATACGAATAATCTGTCCCATACACTTTTCTTTTTTGTTTTCCATCAGTGTCCGTGTGATGAAGTCTGTCTTATTTAGGTTTTTAGAACTTAAATTTGACCTTTGCAGCAACAGAATTGTTGGTGACTCCACCATTTACACCATGAGAACCCTCAATAAATAAAATTTCTTTATAATCAACAGAAGCACTTACGCCATAAGAGTTATCAGTAGCATAAGCACCTTCTACGCTGATACCGAATAGATCTTTTTTCTTACCACCAAATCTGGTTTCAAGTTTGAGACCTGCTTCACCAACGTGAGATGTTTGATTAAATTCCTCAACAGTTCTAGCAGACTGAATCGAACCCGTTTCAGTATAAGCATTTCTTTTATTATTCCATACAGTATAACCAACAAATGGCTTAATTGCCTTATGAAGATGCCAATATAAACGATTGGATACCCACCACTCAGAACCAGTCGTTGCTCCTTCGTTATTAAAGACGCCTTCTACGGTTCTATTGTAATTATACTTGCTATTTGCCATTGCTGCATTGGTATTCAGAGTCAGTGTATTGCCTCTGAGTTCACTGAATACTCCGAAGTGATCTTTGGTCTGTTGTGTCCTTGAATCAACACCATTGAGGTTTACGTTAACTCTATTATACTGTCCACCTACAGTCCAACCTTTGGTAACATCAAACTCAAAACCACCACCGAAGATCTTGGAGTCAGCATTATATCCATCAGCATTGTAAGACTGAACAAATCTGTTGTTCTCAAATACTCTGAGTCTTTGCTTACCAGCGGTTGGTTCGTGATTTAAGAGATCATTAATACCATTGTTAATATTATCAAGAACTTCTAGTTGATCTACACGACCATAAAAATCATCATAAGCGTGTGAGGTTTCAACAGAGTTTGTTAAACTATAAGTAGTAACTGGTGTTCCATTCGTAACAACAGTAGAACCATCACTATAAGTATCAGTTGTTACAGGAGTTGTAACTGTGGTTGTTACATAAGGTGTGGTTACATTTGTGGTGGTGTGACGATTGATTCTTTGACGCCCACCAGTTTCAGTTGCACCGTGCTCTGCCAGACTTACAGTTACGACAGGAAGAGTCGTGGATTGTGCAGTTGATGAACTTACATTATTAACAGTGCTTGTGCTTACAACTGTTGGAGCAGATGGAGTTGTAGGAGCAGAAGCAGAACCTACGTTAGTAACAGTAAAGGTTGTTGGGGTAGAACCACCAGCGCCGCCAGCAACAGCACCAGAACCAGCAGCAAACGCAGATGGTCCAAAGATATAAGCATACTGAATATTAACAATGTCCCCAGTATTAATACCAGAGAACATAAAACCAAGACCGATTGTATGGTCTCCACTTGGACCACCATCAGTTCCATTATAATAGTCTTCTGGGTTTGTGGACCATCCAGCACTGATTCCAGAATTTACGCCACCAATCTGTCCCGTAAATAATCCTAAAGCATATTTGGATACAAGTGCTTCAGAAAGAACAACGTTGGTTGCTGGAATACCACCAGCATATCCTCTAGTATTGTCCGTTCTAGAACTATCTCCAGCAGCAGCTCTTGCATCTGGGTCAGTAAAACGTCCAAAGTATAATGTTGGAACGTTCATCTTAAACTCTAAACGAGTATTGATATCAACAAACTGTTGGTTATCATTAAAACGATAGTCGTGCTCAATATCAAACTCTGTTTTTGATCCAGACCACACGGCACGGTTATCAAAAGTAACTCCGCGATAAGAAATACCTGAATAATCTACAAGTGTTCCAGTAATCTGTGCTCCTCCAACACTATTATTATTATTGTAATAGTTAAAAAGAACAGTTGAACCATTTTTACCTCTAACGGTAAATCCTTCAAAAGGATTTCCTGGAGTCAGATAATCGTATGATGGATTAAAAGTTGCGGTTCCAGTCGAATCATACTGGATACCAGGAGAAGTTGCTCCACCAGAACCAACAGTTCCAGCGTCATTAACTCCGATCTTGACGTAATTTCCTTCCAGGACTAATGGTGCTGCGATTGCACTACTTCCCATTAACAAAGCAGACGCGGCAGCGAGCGCCTTTGTGGCGTAAGACATAAAAATCCTCTGTGACTCAGTGTGTACTAAACAAAACAAACCGAAGTTTTGTTTAAAAGTAAAGTATTCACCAAGTCCAGAGGACTCGGACTATGTAGATTCAGACCAGTTAAGATCAAGAATCAGTAATGATTGTAACTATTTATCCTTTCTTCCAGGCTTCACCTTCTGCTTTTCTTCTACGAGCAAGACCTGCTTCTACATTTGAACCAGGATTGCGATAGAGATAAAGAGCATCGGGTACTAAGTCCCACTCTTTATTCTTCAGGCGTTTAGTAATAGTATTAAAGTTATCGCCACCGTAGAAACCAGCACCGAGATTATAAGCAAAGCTGAGCAGAGCGCCTCTTTTTCCATCTGACATTTCATTCCAATGTGGGATTTTGCGAAGTGCGGGAAGAAACTGGTTCTTGCACTGAGTAATCAATAATTCATCAGCTTCCTGTTGAGTGATTTGATCACCTAGTTTAAATGGAGAACCATCCTTCTTACGGGTAGAACCCCAACCAATCGTGATTGGAAGATTTCCAGTCAGAGGATCAGGATATGCCTTTAGATGGCATCCCTCAAACTCTTTGATCAACTTAATGCCCATCATTGGGACATCATCACCACCAGTTACAGGAGCTGCAGCAGCGGCAGGGGCTGGTGCAGCACTAGTCTTTTTTCCGCGATAAATCTCTGCCCACTCTACATTATCACCAAGATAATCAACAGGAAGATTATCTTCTAACCACTGAACTGCTTTGACGTGGTTGGGATTCTTCTCGTCATAAAACTTGAAGAAGTTGTGTAAATCAATTTTTGCCATTGTTGCCTCCTATATTTGGAAAGTATATGTTGAATAATTCACTTGCTTCTTTATGTTTACCGTGATTTGTGAGTTTCTTCACTTCTTCCAGAATTTTTTTCTTAAACTCAGTCGAAGATCCTTCCCCACCCATCATTACCTCCTGGACACCAACGATGCTTGAGAACTGCCTTGGTATAAATTGTCTTCTTACCGTTAGTTACAGGACCAGTATAATTATCATTTAATGAACCATATGGATCATTTACATAGTATCCTTTGCCATCTGGGGTCTTGCCGATTACAACACACATGTGCCCACCAGTAGGTGCAGATAGAGAACCACGGTGGAGAATACCAATAACGACAGGTTTCCCAGCGTCAAGACTTTTATCAATATCAGCAAAAGAAAGATTGTAACTAAAGTGTGACTTAACTCCATAACCTGCGAGAACTTTGGTCTGTACCGCATGGTCAGTCGTGTCACCAATCGCAAATACTTTCTTGACATATTCATCGTCGCCTTTGATGCTTCCTGGCTTAAGGAACGCAAGGCACATGGCGCACGATGAACTATTGCAAGTTCTATGTGCATCTCTGTAGTTGTCTACTTGGTTAAAATATGGAACAGCAAGAACTTCTGGAGTTGGGGGTTTTGTTCTGAAAATACCAATCCAGTCAGTCTCTGCGTCATCTAGGAATTTTTCTGGAAGTTTATCTTCCAACCATTGGACTGCTGCTACGTGATTCTCATTATTTTCATCATAAAATTTAAAAAAGTTATGAAGATCTAGGGTCATCTTCTTCTTCTCCTATGTACTCTAGTGAAACAATATCATGTTCTTCAATATCAGGGTTTAACCACTCACAAAACTCAATTCGAATTGAGTATGCGTCTTCATAATCTTTGTTTTCACACAGAAAATGAATTCGATCAAGTGCCCAATCATGAGATTGCTTCAGAGTCGTCTCTAGAGTTTGCATAGAAATAATCCTTTCGCATATAGCGACCTAATATGTTCGAATTATAATACGCAGGTTCTCCAGAGTCAAGAGCCTCTGTCAACACATTATTTAGGAAAAGCTGTTTGGTTTCTTCAAAGTTACATTGTCCTTTTGTTTTATGGAGGCTAAGTATTGTTCTGTCGCAGGATGCTTTTCCCCAAATGTTAATATCGGATTTGAGTTCAGGACAGGAACCGTAATATCTTTTCCAATCGGACTCTTCCTTAACTTTTCTAGATTTTCCTCTTGGTGTGCGGAAACTCCAGAAATACTTTCGACCAATATAACTACGACCAGTTTTATTGCAGTAAATATGATAAACGAAACCAAAATAATCTTGAATATCAGAAGACTCAAAAATTTCCCCATTGAATCTCCAAGGGTTTTCATAACTCATACTAAGAATCTTTATGAGCTATTATTTATCTTTAACCCTAGCAAAGCGATTCTAGCAATAAAAAAGGGGGTTTGTCAACCCCCAAAAATTATGTTAGGATAGGATCACTTATTATCCATTTTAATTTTTGTTCCTGTTACTTCACCCTTTCTCTTGGCACCTTTTACTTGATAACCAGTAATATTCTTATCAGTTAGTTCTTGTCCAGAGAGATATGCCTCTCTGTTCTTACGTCCTGCTGCCTGTCTTTGTGCCTCAATCGCCTTATCTTTTGCTTTAGTTAAACCAAGCGCACGTGCTGCCTTACCGATGATTCCATCGTCTGCACCAACTGCTTTTGCTTGTTTAATAACCATTTTGTCACCTTTTTTAGCAAGATAACCAAGTCCACCTTTACCTAGAGCAATACCACCTTGCTTATTTACATTTGCAGCGGTTTTCATATTCTCTGGAGTTGCAGTCAGTGGTTTTTTGGCGTTCTGAGAACCAACGAGTGCTTCTTTTCTTCTTGGAGCTTCTTTCTTACCAGCAACACCTGCAGCAAGCATACCAGCACCTAAGGCACCAGCACCTAAAAGTCCTGCAGCGAGAAGTGCTTTTCTACCACCTCCACCACCTTTACCAAGTGCTGCAGCAGCACCTTTTGCTGCTTTAGCAACTCCAGTTGCAGTAGTACCAGCAACTAAAGCACCACTCTTACCACCAGTTGTGGTCATTTTGCCACCAGGTGATGGAACGATTGCTCCACCTCTACCACCTCCAGCAGATCCACCAGCAGCTGCTCCTCCACCACCTCCACCAGCAGGAGCAGCTGCTGCCGCAGCACGACCGCCTGCACCTTTTGCTCCACCACCAACAACACTAACATTTACTGGTTTAATGGATGCATCAACCATTTTTCCAGGTTTTGCACCTGATGTTAAAGCGCCAGAAGGAGACTTAACAAGTGCTCCAGGTTTTCCTGCCTTTGTCATCGCTCCACCAGGAGACTTAACAAGTGCTCCACCTTTACCAGTTCCTTTAAATCCCTTACCAAAATCTGATGCTGCTTTTTTTAGAGTTTTGCCTAATTGCTTAGTCGCTGGACTCTTAGCAGCTGCGGAAACCGCCCCTCTTGCCTTATTAATACCAACAATTAGTTTACCTAATGCTGGTAAGATATTCTCAGCAATAAGAATATCAATAAATTCGTCTTCAGTATACTCAGACAAATCATACCCTTCAGCAATAAGACCCTCAACAATAAAATTATATTCATCAGCAAGATATCCAGCTTGCTCTAGAACAATAGACTGGATTACATCAGAATCCATTTCCATCATTACATAAGATGCCTCTGCAAGAGTATCAACTTGATTGGTCTCAAAAAGATAATCAAGAACTACATCAAAAGCATCATATGATTCTTTTTTAGTAGATGATTCTGAAGCTTTTTGTTCTGCTTTTCTTTTATCTCTTTCTTGTGCTGCTTTAATATCTGCTTCTACTGATTTTGTATCAATTTGTCCAGGACCTTCTGGACCACCCATTAATTTGCTACCTCTTTCTGCAGCAGCCTTTACTCCTGCTTCACCACCACCAGCAGCTTTAGATGCTTCCATTTCTGCTCTGGTTGGAGTTCTTACTTCATATTCAGTTCCACCTGCAGTTTTTCTTGTTGGGAAAGTTTTCCCTTCTAATTCCTCGTTACCTTTTCTACCACCAGGTGATAATTGACTTACTGGTTTTGTTGGTTTTTGCGATTTAGGTGGTTTCGATGGTGGTGTTCCAGCACCAGAACCAGAACCTGATGGGGTAGATGGTGAAGCAGGAGTACCTTTCTCAGTTTGCTTAAAGAACTTTTCACCCGACTGTGAGTAAGTTACTTTTCCTTTTTTACCACCTAGAACAGCATCATATTCTTTACCAACGGTAACTTTGCCACCTTTACCACCAGCAGCTGCTACTGTTTGAGGACCACTAGTTCCTGGTTGATCCTTGGATTTGCCAGCGCCGCCGCCAGTAAGTTTTGCACCTAGATATCCAGCTCCAACTCCAGCACCTAAAGCGAGAGCACCTTTTGCAATTCCAGGAAGTTTTGGTGCAACTTTTGCAGCAATATCTTTTACTTTACCTACTGCACCACCGAGTGCCTTTCTAACACCAGGACCAGCAGCTCTTTTGAGTGCAACTTTAGCAGTTCTTGCGGCAGGAGCAACTGCTTTCATTGCACCCTTACCAAGAAGTTTTAATCCGCTTACTATTCCACCAAGACCTTCATCAAGTCTTGCGAGTTCCGTTTCGATATGCTCTTCAGAAACTGTGCCCTCAGAAATCACAGGAGGGTTCATATAGTATTCGAGAATATCTGTTTCGGAAGAATTCGTTAGAAACCCAACAACTCCCTCAGCAGTATGACCACTCGCAATCATATTATATGCAATCGTTGAGAAAATATCCTCAACAAGATTTGCAAGTTCTTCGTCATAATAATCTGAAGTTTCATCAAGCGATGATTGATCTTGAGTCGCAATGTGTTCGTAAAGATACGAAATATCCTCTAAGTTAAAACTTGACATCTTAAAATATTCTGGTGCTTTTATAGAAATATTTATAAAAAAAGAGGGTGGTGAAACCCTCTTATGTATCAGTTTGGGAAGTGAACTTATTTTACCACTCCAAGTCGTTTTGCATTAGCATCACCACCCAATGCGTTATATCTTTTTCTGGCTGAAGCTTCATCGGGACTGAGAACTCTTCCACTACTATCCACTACTCCAAGTCGTTTTGCATTAGCATCACCACCCAATGCGTTATATCTTTTTCTGGCTGAATCCTCATCAGAATTTTCAATAATACCCTGAATTTGATCAGGAGTAAGATTTGCCATCAGAGCAATTGCTTGCTCATTAGTATCAGCGTGTCCTTCAGCAACAAGATACTCAAGAATGAAATCAAAATTATCTGGTTGATATGAATTCATTTGAGGAACTCTTCTATCACCACCAATTGGAGAAGTTTTTCTCGCTCTATCAATTTTTGCATCTACTTTTTTCTTCATTGCTTCCATACCTTTGCCAGCAGCATAAAGTGCGCCAGCTGCTAAAGGTGCAGCAACTACTAGAGGAATTTCGTGAATATCTTCACCTTCTGCTTCATAAGAATTTGCAAGATTTGCCTTTGCTCTCATTTTTGCTAAAACAGCGCCAGCAACTTTCTTACCACGTTCTTCAGAACCATAACGCTCACCTGCTTCTTTAGCAATTTTTGCAAATTGCTTTCCAGGTTTACCAATATCTTTACCTGCTCTTGCTGCCTTTGCTGATAAAGTTGTTTCATCAATCAAATCACCTTCTACTTCATAATGTGCATTAACCACACCTTGTCTTGCTTGTGATGCTGCTCTCATTTGGCGAAGTTCTGCTGCTTGTGAAGCAAGAGATTGTCTCTTAGCAGGTGCTGCAGCAGCAGGAGCAGGAGCAGGAGTAGCTGCAGCGGGTTTAGCAGCAGGGGCCGCGGCAGGAGCAGCAGCGGCAGGTCTAGCAGCAGGAGCGGCAGCGGGTTTTCCTGCTGCAGAACCATCTCTCATAACACGTTGTTGAGGTGCTGGTTTAGTTGCAGCAGTTCCACCCGCTGCTTTAGGTGCTACTTTTGCAGGAGTTCCACCGATAGGTTGACCAGCACCAACTCTTCTTGAAATCTCAATTTCTTGACCAACTCTACGAGCAGCACCTTGGGCAGCGCCAGCAACGGCAGCACCAGCTCTTTGTGCTCCTCCCACTACTGCTTGTCCAGCACCCTGAACCGCTCTTCCAGCAGATCCAAGAGCACTTTGACCAGCAGCAACTGCTCTCTGAGCGGTTCCTTTCACTGCCTGAGCAACAGGAGTTGCTGCTCTAGCAACTGCTCCACCTGCTCTTTGTGCTGCGCCAACTGCAGTCTGCCCTGCTCTTTGTGCTGCCCCAGCAGCTGCTCTACCTGCTCCAGCAACAGCAGAACCTGCTCTTTGTGCTGCTCCTGTAGCAACTTGTCCAGCAGTTCTAACAGCAGATCCAGCAGCAGCAACTCCTCTATCAGCAGCGCCAGCAGCTCTTCTTACACCACCAGCAACAGCAGAACCTGCTCTCTTTACACCACCAACTACAGTATTAGCAAAATTACTAAATGGACCTTCATTCAGATACAGACCATAATCACAGAGGATTTCATCAATCCAATGCTCATCCATTTCTGCCATAAAGAGTTCGGCAGTCTCATAACCAGGAACGTGCCCTTCTGCTACAAGAAAATCGGCAACGTACTGATAAGCCTCAAGAATAAACTCTTCAGTTAAAAACTCTTCGAAAAGAATCTCTTCACGAAGATTATTGTTATGAACAGCACTATATGCCTGCATCAAATTAGCAACTTCACTACCTGTAAGTCTAGACATTTTTTCTTTTTTTAGTTCTTTATAAATTTATTTATAAAAAAAGAGGGTCTTTTGACCCTCATTTCACATCATCTTGAGTTTTACCCAACCATTCTTTTTCATAATCGAAATCCCCGAAAAGGAAATCATCATACTCTGCTGCCTTTCGGTAAGCATCTAATTGTGCTTCGATATCCCACTCAAAGTTGGAATCCTGCGAAGGAGTCTTTGGTAACATCTTGTTTGATTCCACCGACGATATAGGACTCGACTTCGGTTTCTTGTGGGGCAACTTGAAGACCCTTAGAAGAAATCCAATGTTCAGTCCAAGGAAGTGGATTATTTTTTGCTGGAATGTCATAAAGTGGCTTAAGTCCAATTGCTTTCATTCTACGGTTCGCAATCCATTCGACATACTGTTGCAACAGTTTGTCATTCAGACCAATCATCGAACCATTCTTAAACAAATACTCTGCCCAGAGTTTTTCCTGATTGACAGCGTTCTCAAAGGTCTTGTAGAACCACTGCTCTTCTTCTTTGGAAATACGTGCCATATCAGGGTCATCACCTTCTTTCCATTTGTTCAGAATGTTTTGAGTGATAACTAGGTGTTGATTCTCATCACGGGCAATCAGCGAGATGATCTTTGCACTTCCTTCCATAAGCTTGAGTTCGCCAAACGCAAAACTACAAGCGAAGCTGACGTAAAAGCGAATACCTTCAAGAATATTAACGTTTGCAACTGCTCTGAATAGTTTTCTCTTGAGTTCATACCTTGCCTCTTGTGCGTATGGTACTT